CCACGAAGCCTAATCTTCTCTCCTGGGGATTGGCGGCCTTCGGGCCGCCTTTCTTTTTATGCCAAGAAATTACCAAAAAGAATACAACGAATACCATTCCTTACCAAAACAAAAGAAGCGAAGAGCCGCGCGAAACGCAGCTCGTCAAATAATGATCGCTTCTGGAGCTGCGAGAAAAGGGGATGGAAAAGATGTGGATCACAAAGACAGGAATCCACAGAACAACGCTCGCAAAAACTTGCGAATGACATCTCAAAAAAGAAACCGAGGATGGCGTAAAGGCTCTTAATGGCTACTTCAAAGCTTTCTATTATTAATGATGCACTAACTTTGTTAGGTGCAAACAGAATCACTTCATTGGCTGACGGCAGTACCGAGTCTGCTGTGATGAACCAATTGTTCGATAGCACCCAAGATGCAGTGCTTCGCGCGTACCCCTGGAACAGCGCAACGTTCCGGCGAGAACTAGCGGCATCGACTGATACGCCGGTTTTTGGATTTAATTTTCAATACGCACTGCCGACTGATCCGTACTGTTTGCGCGTTCTGGAAATGAACGAAACCACAAGCATGGATTTGTGGAAAGTCGAAGGTCGATTTCTTTTAACGGATGCCAGTGTTTGCAAAATTAGATTTGTCGGACGCCCAGAATCTTTGGGTGAGGTCGACAGTCTTTTTGCACAGGCACTGACAGCCAGGCTTGCAGCTGATGCCGCCTACACGTTGGTTCAATCCAACAACCTTGCAAACCTTATGTATCAGCTTTATGGCGGCAAGTTAGCAGAGGCTCAAACAGTCGATCAGCTTGAGTCATCCAGGGATCATTTTAAAGCCTCACGACTTGAGGAAGTCAGGCTCGGCGGTATCTCGGGCGGTGTCAAATTCGGCAAGGCGATCTGGTAGATGGCGCGAACTCACGCGATACAAACCGACTTCTCGACAGGGGAGTTGTCTCCGCTGTTATTTGGGCGAGTTGATACAGAACGCTACTCTAATGCTGTAGAGACTTGCGAAAACTTTATTGTGAATACGCACGGCGGTGCAGAACGTCGAGGCGGTACGCACTTTGTCTCTGAAGTAAAAGATTCAGCCAAAAAAGTTAGATTGATCCGGTTTGAATTTAACCGAGAGCAAGCCTACGTTTTAGAGTTTGGCGATCTTTACATCCGCTTCTATACGCAGAACGGACAAATTCAAACTGGCGGTAGTGCTTACGAAATTGCATCGCCCTATACACAGGCGCAGCTCGACGAGATTCAAGTCGCGCAATCAGCCGACACCATGTACATCGTTCACCCCGATGTCGCGCCTTACAAACTGGTTAGAACATCAAATACCAGTTGGGCATTAACGGCACCGACATTTACTGCGCCCAAATGGAATGCAACTGACAAGTATCCGCGCTGTGTTTCATTTCATCAGCAACGGTTATGGTTTGGTGGGACTGAAGGCAACCCTCAAACTTTGTATGCCAGTAAAACAGACAACTTTGAAGATTTCACAATCGGCGTAAATGCCGATGACGCACTTGAATATGTCATCGTTTCGTACAAGCTCAACATAATTCAATGGATGTCATCTAGCGGATCTTTGCTAGTGGGTACAAGTGGCGGTGAGTTTAAAGTGACTAGTGGTAATGATGCGCTCACACCCACCAACGTCCAGGTCACTCGACAAACATCCTACGGCGGCAAAAACATTCAGCCGCGCCACATTGGTTATCAAACAATATTTGTGCAAGCGACCGGCACCGGCATTAGATCTTATGAATATACCTGGTCATCAGATAACTATGAGTCGGAAAACCTTTTATTTTTAGCCGAACATATTGGCAAAAAAGTTGTTAAAGAAATGGCTTATCAGATGCACCCTGACAGCGTCCTTTGGTGCGTTCTTGAAGATGGCACCTTGGCGGGTCTGACATATGACAAAGGCCGTGTAGTTGCCGGTTGGCATCGACACACCACGGACGGCACGTTTGAATCTTTGGCGGTAATTCCAGAAAGTTCTGTTGATCAGGTTTGGCTTGTTGTGAAGCGCACGATCGGCGGTGTAACAAAACGCTACGTTGAATATCTCGATCCCGACCTACACGTTGATTCAGCTCTAACCTACAGCGGTAGTGCGATCACCGGCATTACGTCAGGCGGTCTCGCGCACCTCGAAGGTAAGACGGTAAGCATTCTGGGCGATGACGCAGTGGTGCCGAACGCAACGGTCAGCAGCGGCAACGTTTCATTCGGTGGCGCTTCTGTATCAAAGGCAGATATTGGTCTGCCATTCACTAGCACGTTAAAGACTTTGCGGGTCGAGGGCGGCAATCCGTCCGGCACTGCACAAGGTAGGCGTAAAAGATGGAATGAGATTTACGTCAGGTTGCACGATTCTTTTTATCCAAAAATAAATGGCATTCGCCCCCCGGTAAGATCTCCCGCGACAGGTATGGGAACAGCAGAACCAAAAACGACAGGCGATGTGCGAATTCACAATGAGGGTTACGACCTGAACGGACAAATTACTATTACGCAAGAATTGCCTGGGCCAACTCATTTACTGGCAATCTTTGGCACTCTGTCAGTTGGGGGTGGTTAGATGGCTGTCCCAGTAGCAATGGCATTAATGGCGGGAGCCTCGATCGTTTCGGGCATCGCCGGAATGAGCGCGGCCAACAAAGCTGCTAAAAACGCACTAGCGGTAGGCTCTGCAAATGCTGAAGACTTACGCTCGATCTCAGGCGCTAATGCTGCCGAGCTAGAGCGTATCGGCGCTTTAAATGCCGGCGCCATATTGGGCGCTGCTGATGTTAACGCACGAAGTATCACGGAAGTCGCGAGAGCAAATTCAATTGCGATCCTTGACGCCACGCTGGAAAACATTGACCTGGCTCGAGAAGAAAATGTCGAGATGTTGCGTCGACATATAAAAGAAGACGCAGCTCTACAGGGCGAGATAAGAGCGACTACTGGTGCGAGCGGTGTTCGCGTTGGAAGTGGCTCGCCTCTTGAAGTTTTAGTCGACGCTGCTATTGGTGCTTATGAAGAGCGTCAGTACATGGGACGCATTGGCGCTAAACAGGTTCGCGCAATGGGTAATGAAGGCACACGCCGCGCGAGCCTGACAATGCTCGACGCAGAACAACGCGCCCAGACGATGATGAGCGTTGCCGGTATGCAAGCATTCGTAACGCAAGAAGAGGCCAGAGCGAACGCCAGAATCATGGTTCGCGATGCTGAAGCGAACGCAGCAGCAATGGAGCGCGGATCTGGTGCAATGGCATCAAGTATGCGCGCGCAAGGCACAGCCAACCTGATTGCCGGAATTACTGGGGCAACTAACGCTTACGCCATGTATGGATCACCGTCATACACAGGCACAACAAGTTACACAATGCCATGAGAATACCTCGATTTCGCAACACAGTAAGCCCATCCACAGCTCGCGCCCAAGTAAGACCTGTTTTACGGAGTCAACCGGCGATGGCTTCGGCTGTAACGTACAACCCAAACGCATTTTTGCGGAACCCGCGAGCGGGTCAGCGCAATGTGCAAGCCGAAGCGCAAGCCGAGCTAGATAAAGCAAAACCGCTAATGGCAGCGATGAAAGGCATCAACGCGGTTGCTGAGACATTTGCAAGAGCCGATATGGATGCGTCATTACTAAGTGCAAATCTTGAAATGCAAGCATTCGCACAAAGCTCGACAGCGGCAATGAGTGATCTACCGATTGCAAAACAAAAGACAACAACTGATGGCGTGACCGGGGCGACAACTACGTCTTACCAGGGCACTTACGAAACTTCTTTTCAGACGGTTGAGGCGGCATTAATTTCAAAACAAAAACAACTGGTGGAGACCTTACCCCTTGCTGCTAGAGCTACTTTTCTTGCGAAGTCAGCAAACATCATATCTGCGTCCCAAGACGATGCTGCAAAAATTGCTCAAAAACAGCACATTGAATTTTTAAAGTTTCAAAGTATTGAATCTTTAAATAATAAAGTGAGTACGTTAGATGAAGTCGATGCCTGGACAAATAGCGAAAGTGTCAGAGTTTCGATGGGCGGTTATGACATTGCTCAAAAAGCAGACATAAAAAAGCAGCAAATATCTGTCGACCATTATGGCGCACAACTTCTTCAGATAGATCTGACAGAAGCTTCAGCAAGAATGGATTTAGATAAGTTTATTGACGAACTGCAAAGTGGTATGAG